AGAAAATATAAGTTTATTAATTTCTTTTTGATCTTTTAATGTAGCCATACTAATTTATATGATATAAATATGGATAAGTTAAAGAATTAATATTTAGGTAATTTCTTTAAATTATTTAATTTACCTTTAAGATGTGATGGAACGTCTACTTTACCTTCTTTAATCTTTTGAGATTGAGATGCTAAGTCTTCATTGTTTTCTTTATTTTGACTTTCATAAAATTCTTTTATTCTATTAAAAGTAAATTTACGAAGCCAAATAGGCATGTTGTAAATTGTTTCCCAATCATATCCACCTTTACCATGAAAAACAATTTCATGGATTTGAGAAAATATATGAACTCGAATTTGGCTAACGTTATTAGATGTCAGGCCAAAAAAAGCTAAGTCCAACGGGAATTGATACTTTTTCGCTGCTCCCTTCTGGAAAAAAGGTCAGATCTACGTCTGGTTGCACCTCCTTTATATACTCCCTTAATGCTCTGGAATCACGAGCTAGAAATTGTGTGTCCACAAATTGTCTAATATCTTTACTTTCTCTATTACCATTTATAGATGTTATGATATATTTTAAACGAGTAGAGAGTTCTGCAGAAGAATTTTTATTAATTTTCTTTAATCCTTCTAATTCAGCATTTATTTTTTTCTCATCTTCTCCTGTTAGTAATTTAAAGGTTATAGCTATATTAGTTGATGGAAGAGTAAAACTAAACTCATTTACTCCTTTTTTAAACAACTCAGTTTTTAAAGGTTTGTTTTCAATTGTAGTTAAATCAATATTATATTCTTCACCTCCCCAACTAAATGAGTAGTCTTTACCGTATCCTAAAATACGAGATGCTACTAAAATAGCGTTTTTATCACCAACAACTAAATCTTCGTATTTTACATCAGATACAATAAGAGATTTAACTAATTCATCTAATACTATACCTTTATTGATGTAATTTTGATTTGTTAAAATATCTTCTTCTCTAGCAGTCATGTATTTCATTTCAATTGTACCGCTTGATAAAGGTGATGATTCAGGATAGATTAATCCTTGGGATGGAAGTTCTACAATTTCTGTAGGGATTTTTAATTTGTTTTCGCTCATATCTTTTATTTGTTATAACTTAATGTCTTATATAAATATATACTATTTTTATTCTTTAACGTCCTTCAAAATTTGCTCTCATATAAGGATAATAATTATTACTAGGATTCCAAATTTGAGTATAAGGTTGTGGTGCTGAATTTACTCCTGATGCTAAAGTATTATGTGTAACATTACTAGCTGGATATGTTGTGATATCATCTACAGTAGGAGCAATAAATGTAGTAGGAGCAGCATTAGATGTATCTGTACTTAAACCTGAGCCTGCAAATGATGAAGATTGAATACCTACAAATTCAGGTGAATCAACTTGTTCTAAATATGTTGTTCCGTTTGGTGTGTATACTTCAGTATATTGAGATGGTGCTCCGCCAAATTCTCCTAATTGTACTGATGGGGAATTAGGTATATTACCATAATTTGTAGGTGAGCTTACTTCATTAGGTCTAAAAGTAGTTGAGTCAAAATTACTATCTGAGTTGTCTAATCCGGTGTTATCCAGCGTATTTACTTGATTATTATCCGCAGGTATACTAATTGCATTAATTGTATTTAAATATTGATTATTCGCGTTGTATGGCGTCTCATACTGTGAAGGAGCCCCACCAAATATACCAGATACAGGTTGAGGGTAGTCATTAGGTAAATTTATACTGTTAGGGGTAGGTACATTAGATATAAAACTACTATTTGTATTATCTAAACTTGTTTTGTTTAATGTTGTGGTTTGTGGAGTTTCATTTATATCTACAATTGTACTTAAATAAGTGTTACCAGCATTATAAGGTGAAACATATTGAGATGGAGCCCCACCAAATTCTCCAGAAGCTAATTGTGGATAGTCATTAGGTGAACTTACACTGTTAGGAGCAGGAATATTAGAGATATAAGCTACATTAGTATTATCTAAACTTGTTTTGTTTAAAGTATTAAGTTGAGGACTGTTTTCTGTATCTTCAATAGAAACATTACTTAAATAAGTGTTATTAGGTCCATATGTTTGGATATATTGAGATGATGCCCCGCCAAATTCACCTTTAGATAATGATGAATAATCTGAGGTGGTTGGTGATGTTGGTTTATCTGTATCATGAAATCCTATAGTATTATCTAAACCTGTATTGACTAATGTATTTATTAATATACTCCCATTATCAGGTTGACCTACTACTTCATTTTCATAAGTATTATTAGGAGAATTACCTTGAATAAATCCAGATTGTGGATCATTAATTGGAGTATCTCCAGGAAAACTTCCCGCACTTAATCCTGTTTGGCCTTGTAATAGACGTTGTTTTAAACCCATATTGTTTTATTATAAATATTAGAAAAAAGAAAGCCCGCAAACTGCGAGCTCTTTTATTGTTAAGTAGTGAGTGTTAGAAGTTCAATACGCAGTAATCCATTCCAACAGTCATTGTGATATTCACAGCTGTATCAGCGGTATCCCAGTTATAATCACCAAAGTTGGCTTCTTTAATAAATGCGCCTTTAATAATCCATTCACTAACAACATCTCCTACAGGTCCTAAAACGTCTAATACTAAGTCCTTTTTATAAAAGTCAGAGTAACCATCTCTACCTGTTACAGATTCATGGTGTAAACGAACCCATTCCATTACTGATTGGGCTCCTGATGGAGTGATTGGATCAAATAATGTCATTTGAATGTCACCCCAAGTAGTTTTACCTTTAACTTTTCTGTAAACATTAATATGGTTTAATATTACTTCACCTTGAGTTACAGTAACTGCATTTACGCCTTTTACTATATAACTAGGAACACCATCCATATAAAGGATGAATCGGTTAGCCTGTTTTGGTTCAAAGGCTGTGAAGAATATTTCGTTTGCGTCTAATATTGCCATGTTTTTCTATTTATTATAAATATCTATATAATTAATCTTTATGCTGGGAAGGTAGCTCCTGTTGGTGTAATGTTGAAGTCTAAATAAATAAATTCAGCAGTTTTAGTTGGTTGAATATAAATTCCACCATTTAATCGGTTTCTATCTATATCAGCTGCTGTGTTGTTACTTTCATCCATCACTACTTTAAAGGCATACAATCCTTGTCTTTGTTGAACACTTTCCAAGAATGGGTTAACTTGCGCTAAGAAATTATTTCTTGTTGTAGTTGTATTTTGTTCAAATACTAAGTTATTAGCTACTTGAGAAATATAGTTTTTAAGAGCAATTAACAAACGACGAACATTTACACGATCTAAAGCTGATGCTTTAGTTTGTAATGTCTTTTGACCATATACTACAACACCTTGTCCAGGGAAGGTAGCGATTGGATTAACTTTATTTTGATATAAAGTATCTCTATCTGTTTGTGATAATCTTCTTTCAGCTCTTATAACTTGTAATCCACCTCTGTTTATACCTGCTGGTGCGAACCATGGCTCAGCTACTCTATCATTATAAGCATATACTCCACCTATTACAGTTGAAGCTGGTACCCAAACATTTCTTCCACTGTCTGGATCTTGTGTTTGAACCCAAGGCCAGTATGAAGCAGCATATGATGTGTTTCTTCCAAGTGCTTGACCAGTAATTAATGATAATGTAGCACCGTAAGTATATAAATCATTTACAAAAATAAAATCCCCACGATCTTCAGCTACACTTATGATATTAGTTATTAATCCAGTTTGTAAATTATTAAATAATCCAGGAGCTAATAATATATTAAATCTATAATCATCTCTATTAGATAATAAGTTAATCATATCTGGGTATCCTTGTCCAGCATTCGCAGCAATTGGAATACCTTGGGCTTTATTTGCATTTGTTATTGTATCATAATATTCAGATGCTGGTTGTAATACTCCAGCTGCACCTCTAAATGAACCACTCTGGTTAATTGGAATAGAAGCAGTATATTGTGCTTTTGGGGCTCCATTATTATCAAAATAAGTTGGAGTAGTTACTACTGATTTAACTCTAACATAATTTGAGGCACCAGCATATGATCCAGTTAATTGAAGATAATATGATGTACCATCTGTAACGTATGTTTGAGCTTGATCACCTATAACTTTAGATATAAAGTTTGGAGAAAATGGATCTAACGATAAACCAGTCCAAGTTTCTAACGGGGTTATATTTAAAGTATTATCGTCTCCTCTACGCACTAATAAACTAAATGTTCCTGAGGAAGTGTTACTGTTAGAAATTTGATATCTAATATTATCAACTGATCCACTAAGTAATGAGCCACTAATATCTAATGAACTTGAACTATTTTGGTCTGCTCCTTTAGCAATAGTTTCTAAAACTAATACTGGGTTTACTGCTCCCGCACTTCCACTTATACATTCACCGGTTTCTCCTGTGTTAGCAGATGTGTAAGATCCACTCACTACACGAGCTACTAATAATGAAGTTCCTCCATTAGCAAAATAGTTATAAGCAGCTATAGATGTAAAATAAGTTAAGATATCGCTATTACTACCACTTGTAAATGTAGTTCCAAATTTTTGTTGGAATTGACTATAAGTAGTGACTAATGTAGGTATACCAACAGGTCCTTTCACAGTTGGACCTATAATAGCTGCCCCAGCTTGAACAGGTTGCGAAGTTACTTGTGAAGTATCATTTTCTCTCGCTAATACACCTGGTGATATTAATGTTTCTGCCATGTTTTTATTATGTGTTTGATTTTATTATAAATATCTTAAA